GTGACACCCTGCATCTGCTGCGCGAGCGTTGCAACGCGCTGTTGCGCGGTGGCCAGCTCGGTGCGAGTGGTCTGCAGGCCGCGCGTCAGTTCGCGGAATTGGCCGACCTCGCGCTGGGCGGCGGTGAGCTGCTTGAGCTTGCCGCGCAGGTTGGCAACGCCCTGCGCGGACGTGCCGGCCGTTGCTTTGATCTTCTGCAGAGGCCCGGAAAGCTTGTCCTGCAGGGCGGCGATGACGCGAAGCTGTAGCGCCTTGTCCATCGTTTACGTCTCGGGTTGGTGGCGTACGCGCGCGCGCTCGCGCCAGTCGGCCAGCTCGGCCAGGTCCATGGGGTCCATCGCGGCCGGCGGCCAATGAAAGACCATGGCGATATCCGCCATGGCGTCCTCTACGGCGTTTGGATAGCCAGTCGCTCCGCCTTGCTCATAAAAAAACTGGCCAGCGTAGCCCCCGTACTGAGCAGGTCGGCCGGGTCCAGGGCGTTGATTTCGGCCGGCGTCAGGATGGGATCGCACACGCGCGGCAGGACAGTACGCAGGGCTTGGACATCGACCTGAACGAGCGCCATGAGCGTCACGCCGCGCAGGGCGCCGGCGTTGGGCTTGCGGATCAGGAGGCGCTTGATTTCGCCGCTGCTGCGCTTGATCGGCTCGTCCAGGTCCACGGATTTCAGATTGTCCGTGTCGATGGCAACGGCCGGCTGAGTGAGGTCTTGCGGTGCGGTGATGGCGGGGGTGGTGGTGTCGGTCATGGGGGTTCCAGTGAGGCAGAGGGTTTAGAGGCCGATAGCGGTGCGGATGGCCTGCAGGGTGTCCACGTTGCCGACCATGTGGACCATGTTCAGTACGTCGATTTCGAAGACGGTTTCGCCGTTCACCACTTCCTTGTAGTAAACGCACTCGGTGACCATCTTCATTTCGGTGTCATCGCCAACCTTCGATTCACCCCGGTCGATCTCGGAATGACGCCCGCGCACGATGATTTCCACAGCAAGAACTTCCTGCGAGTCGTCGCGTTGGTAGGCTTGCGCAAAGCGCAGTTGGACGCCTGCCACATCCACGGCGCCATACTGCTTGAGAACCTGCGTGACGTATCCGCCGCACGCCCATTCCACTTTGAGGGCGTCGTCGTCCAGACCGAAATCCGCCTTCACGGCGCCGCCAAGGCCGCCGCCGCGAAAGGCCTCCATCTTGCGCGTGAGCTTCGGCAGCGTCACGGACGTTGCGACGCCGGCGTAACTGGTGCCGTCGTTGAAGACGTTCATATTTTTGAGCTTGCTGGGCATTCCCATTTGTTTGGCTCCAGAGGTTCAGAAAGGGCGGCGCGCGCGGCGCCGGCCGCAGGGGGGTTAGGCGGTGATGCGCTGCGCGAAATCCAGCAGATAGCTGTCGGTGATGCGCTGACGGAATCCCAAGTCTTCCAGGGGGGGGACCGGCGTGTAGGCGTAGTCGAGGATCAGCTTTCCGCTCTTGAGCGATTCCTTGGTATTCGGCTCTTCGTCGTACCAGGCCTCACCGTCGATGATGTAGCCCAGCGCCTTGAGCTGGCGGAACTTGGCATTGATGCCTTCGAGGATGTCCTTGACGAGCGACGGATGCAGGGGGGCATCGACGGCCCACATGTGCGCCTCGGCCATCGTGTCGGCCAGGATTTGCGCGGTGCGGGTGTAGTTCTCGAAGGGGTACAGGCTTTCCGGGCCAGCGCACGTGCGGCTACCCCAGAAGCGAAAGCCCGTGCGGTTTACCAGCGTGGTGATGTCTTTCTCGTTCAGATACCCGGCATCGGTCGCGGGGTCCTGCAAGTCCCAGAATACGTCCTTGCTGATGCCCGTTACGCCGTTCACGGCGACGTTGGAAAGCACCTTGTGCCACCCGATGTCTTTGTCCAGCTTCGCGCGCAGGCCCAGCGCGGCGGCGGATGCGGTGATGATGCCCTCGGCATTGGTGCGCGAGTCCCAGCCCAGGAAATCCGGCCAGATCAGCATCAGCTCGCGCTGTCCGAAGCCCTCGCGGAACGCTGCGGCCTCCTCGATGGTGTTGCAGCCCGTAATGCTGGCGTAGCCGAAGCCGCGCAGCTTCTGCGCGGTCTCGGCCAGGGCCGCGATGGTGGCTGCGTTCTCCAGGCCCGGAATGCCAATGATGCGCGGCTTGACCTTGGGGCCGGAGTTCTGCGCGGCAAGCAAGGCCTTCATGCCGGTGTACCGGCCCGAGGCATCCACCCCGCCGATGACATTGGACGTGGTTACCGCCTCGGTCTCGCCTTGGGGAACGCGCACGATCACCGCCACGGGATTGGTCTGCGAAGCGATGGCTTACAGCGAACGCGCGAGCGTTCCCTTGGTGCCAGCCTTAGCGGCGGCGGCCTTCATGTTGGTTGCCAGGACAGGCGTATTCAGGGGGAAGGCCGCAGCATCGGCGTCCTCGGCCGTGGCAACGAGGCCAACGATTGCGGAGGAAACAGTGCGGATGGGACGCGTGCCGCCGTCGACTTCGACAACGCGCACGCCGTGATGGTATTGGTCAAGCGACATGAAAATGCCCTCAGAAGGTTGAGCAAGTCCCGCTCTACTTCGTGCGGGGATCGCTCAAATTCTGAGGGCTTGGCTACGCGCGCGCACGGGGCGCGAGCTGTGGAAGGGCGAACTACAACGCGCCGCTCGCGATCAGTCCCACGTGATTGCGGAAATCTGGCCGATTGCGTTTTCCGTGGTGAGGTCCACCGCGTCCACTTGGTCGCGCAATCGCTGGCGCTTTCCAACGAGCAGCTGGCTTGCCGCGATAAAAGCTGTGGTCTGCGTGACTGTCTTCTGACGCATCTCGGACGGCTCGATGCCCCGCACGGCGGCCAGCCCGTCCAGGTAAGGTGTGGGAAGTGTGTTGTCTGCCTGCCATGCCAGGGCTTCGGCCTGCTGGATGGGCCAGGTCAATCGCTCGCCTTCGGGGTAGGCGCCGGTGAGCGTGGACACCTCGCCATCAAAGGCGGCGTTGATCTCTGCGAGCTTGGCGTCTCTCGTCTGCACGGGTGTCGGCCCAGGTGGCTGCGAATAGTGGCCGTCTTCGTACAGAGTCCCCAACTCCACGCCGATCAGCGCGGGCTTCCATACGAACTCTGGATGAAATCGACCCGCCGGGTCCACATCGGTCAGTTCGACAACTCGACCGTCTTGAATCAAAGCCCACATGTTTTCACCATTCAATCAAAGCTGCGCCATCACCGCCCTTGCCGCCCGCAGCGGTCGCGCCAAAGGCTGCACCGCCCGAACCGCCGGCGCCGTTGTACCCAGACCCGCCATTCACTCCGGCATTGCTGCTGCCGGTCAAATTTGGTGCGGTGTTGTTCGTTCCTAAAACGGTGTTGCCTCCCAGCCCAGCAATGGCATATACGCCATCGCGCACCGAGCCAAAGCCGCCAGCCCCTCCGGTAATGGCGTAGTCAGCGCCTGCGGCCGATGCTGCGCCGGCACCCCCGTTGGCCGACCCATCGATGCCCGCGCCGCCTCCTAAACCTCCGGAGACCGAGAGAAACGCCCCGAATGAACTCGCAGCGCCGGGCGCGCCGCTGTTCTGCGCCACCCCACCAGCGCCGCCCGCGCCAATCGTGAGCGTTACGAAAGGCATGCCGCTCACATCGATGAGGGCGCATGCTGACGCGCCGCCGCCACCTCCACCGCCCACCGCACCCTTGCCCGCATTGGCGTAGGCGCCGCCGCCGCCGCCGCCGGCGCCAGCGAGTAGGACGCGGAAGCGGGTCACGCCGTTGGGAACGGGGACTTGATGAACGCCAGCGGAGTTGTAGAAGCGATGCCCGCGAATCGGGAAGAGCTGAGGGATGGTGGCGGGCGTGACTGCCTTGAGCGTTTCGTTTCCGACAAGCACTTCGGCTGCTGTCGCAATCTGAATCAGGCCACGCCGCGCGCTGGTCGCGGTTAGCGCCGCGAGCGTCGCAGCGGTGATTGCATTGGCCGTGTCCTGGCCGGCCAGCACTTCAGCCATGGACGCAAGGCGGATTAGGCCGCGACGGCCCGCTGTCGAGGTGAGGTAAGACAAGCCAAGCGGCGTGATGGCCTTTGTGTCGTTCTGGCCGGCAATGGTTTCGTCAGCGTTAGCCAGCGCTACCAAGCCGGTCAGAACCTGCGTGGCGTTGCGGCTGTCCAGCAGGTCCGCTATCGCCTCGTAGAAGTCCAGCGCGGTCATCGAGCCGACGCCGTTCCCGATGAAGAACTTGTTCAGGCCTGGGAAGCCTTGGCCTGTGCCGCCATGGGCCACAGGGAGAAAGCCCTTAGTCGTCTTGCCCGCGTCAAGCTCCTTCAGGGGCAGAACGATATCCTTCGTGCCGTCGAACTCAACCGCATCAGCCGTGGCCGCACCGGATGCGGAAATCTTTCTGGCATTGGCCAGCTTCACGGCAGCAACGGCCGTGCCGTCCTTGTCCAGCTTCTGCAGCAGTCCAGCGTCCACATACCCGCGTGTAGCAAGCACAACGGACGGGTCGACTTTCAGCGTGAAGTCCTTGGAACTCGACACCTGCAGCACCATGCGGACAACCTGCGTGCGTGCCGACCCCTCGGCGAGCTGGGGCTTGTAAGTCGGCGGGCAGTTGGCAACGGCGATCAGGTCGCCATCCGCATCACGCAAGCCCAGCTCGCGAATCCACCAGCCGCCGACCTGCTCGGGGATAACCTGCTCGATTACCAGCCAGGCCGGATTGCTGGGATCAACGAAGGAGCGGTTGATTTGGGCGCGGCGCTTCGGGCCGATGAGCGCGGTCTGCTCTCGGTCCGGCGTGGGAGATA